GCTTCGGTGTTCCAAGGTACGGCAACACCACTGATCGAGCGTGGTGACTCGCCATCCTCAGCCAGGACAAATGTGTTTTGTGCAGTTAGGCGAATCATGAATCCTCGTTTTCTGTGTCTGGTAGCTCCCGAGTCGGTGCAGCGTTGTCCGACTCGGGAGACATTTCGTACTCCTCCAAGTAACTATCCACGTCCAAATAAATGTAACGGCCTCGTGGCGTGATGTTATTCATGCTCAACGTCTGCTCAATGCAATCAATAAACGGTTTGGCACCGAATAGGTACAGGTCTTGGCGTGCCTGCTGCGCGTTCTGGTAGGTCATGCCGGAGCCACTTGGCGCACCTACCAAGTAGGGCGGAATGTTGGCGATACGTGCCATCTCCAGCGCCTGATAGGTGCGTGCTTCGGTCAATTGCAGCTTGCTTGGATCCATGTAGGACTCTTTCCAGTCCACGTACTGGTTCAATGCAGCGATGGCGTTGTTGTTGCGTGCTTCAGCAAAGCCAGCAGCAAGCTCAGACAGTTCCTCGGCGCTCAAAGGCTCACCATCGACCTGACGCAGCACGCCTGCCGGGGTTTGATTTTTGGCAAAGCGCTCGGCGCTGGTGTCCAAATTGATGTTGGTACGGATTGAGCGTGCACCCATTGATAGCAAGCCTTGAATTGGGCTGAGGAATTGCACAACATCGTTCGGGTTCAGATCGATGCCGTTGAAGGTCACTTGCTTGCTCGGGCCGAACCATTGTGGGCCGCCTTGGTCGCGTGTCTGTACGTCAGCTGCTGGAATCCACGTGAAGGTTGCTGGAAAGCCGTTGCCGAATCGGCTGGTGACTACCCAGAAGGCACGTCCGTAGAACAGCAGGTCGTCGGCTGTCCAGCTCATGATGAAGTTGCGAGTCACGTTGGGGTCGGGCTGGTGAAACCACGTGTCATCAGGCAAATCAAGTTCCTCGTAGTCATCGTCCATCCACTGCTTGGCGTACTGATGAATTTCTAGGCAGCCAATCATTGAGCAGATGAGATCACGTGCTCGGCTGATCGTCGGAATCTGGATAGCAGCCAAACGGTCAAAGCCCGTTTGATAGGTCATGAAGTTGCCGACCATCGGGTTGCCTGCGTAGCCGGTCGCTGCGCCTACTTGTGCTTTAGTTTCGTTAGCGACTGCGCGCTTCAGTGAAAATGCCATCGTGGCATCAGTCTAGGCACTCGAAGCAATCATGGGTCGGTTCACCATCGGACGCGGCTTGGCGCACATACCGACAGCCCACACCAGACACCGGGCTAACTCAATCGGGCCACTCGACTTCTGTGATGACAACGCAATAGCGCCAGGAGTCTTGACCGCAACAGCACGACCAACATGCTCAGCCAACATCGTTTCGCCAGTGTGATTGACGCGGCCCTCATTGATGAGGTTCTTGACCATTGACGTATAGCGGCCTATCTCCTGATAGCCGACCAGCACCCTGCGACGTTGCAGATCGGAGGGGCAGTTGGTGTCCAGTGTCGGCGTGATAGCAACTTGCAAACCTGAGTTGGAGGCCAACTGGGCACGAATGTTATCCCACACCTGTGTCACGGTTTCGCACATGAACGCGACAGTCGCACAAAGTATCCCAGCAGTATTCGCGTTCACACGTACCGCCACGTACCTGCCATCGTCGAGCGATACTTCTACGGCGAGCACGCCACCGGGCAACGGTGGCAAATCGGTACGCAACGACTCCCACTTGCCGGGCTGCAGCCACGACAGCTCTGATTGCACCCATAGGTTCACGCTAGATCGCAGGAAGCCTGCACGGTTCGGGCCTTTGGATTCAGCCTGAACGGTACGAATGTCAAGCGTGTGCCCAAGCGCCGGGTTGGCGTACTCCCACGCAGCTTCACTCATCGGGTCAAGCTCAGGCGGTGGGCTGTATTCCGCTAGGTACACAGAATTCGTGACTTCGCCTGAGTCAATGGCACGTATGCCTTGCTCACGCCAGCGCAGCATCGCTATGGAGTCCTCCGTGCCTGCCGTTGACCACATCGAGCACAATGGGTTCGGTCTGGCACGCTGAGTCGGCAGCAAGCCGATGTCAAGTGTCTCAGAATCAATGCCAAACACTTCGTCCGCAATGATCAGGTCAACGCTCATACCGTGACCGCTAGATGGCCTGGCTGCTTTGACGTACCAACGCGAATCACCAACCTTGATGCTGTTACGACCATAAGCCCACACAGCTTTGACACCGAACTTGGCTTCGATTACCGGGGCTAGGTCTTGAAACAGCGCTGTGGCTAGATCAAGCCTGTGAGCTGTAGTGAGAATGGTTTGAGGGCCGACCTGCGTAGCGTGCTGGGTTAGCCACCAGCCCAGCAACGCCTTGAGCGCTACGGTCTTCCCGTTTTGTCGAGCGACGGACACAAGCGATACGTGGTTGAGGAACTGCCCTTCGGCATCCACGGCAAGCTGACCGTTGAGAACATGCCGTTGCCAGGGCATAAGCTCCACTCCGAGAATACGCTCAGCCCAATCTGCAACTTCAGGGCCATAACTCCCGGCTGCATCAGTGATGACTGTTTCAATTCGCGGCAAGTCATGACCTTTTCCTTTCCGTTCAATGACCTTTCCTTTGGATAAAGAAAGAGATGGGCGCGGGGTCGTTTGCTGATGTTGATCCAAAAAATCTTTTCGTGTTTTTTTTGGTTTGCGATTTTGAGAGGGCACCTGGGTTTTTGCGCCTGGGCGTGCGGCTTGACGTGCTCGACCTTTGGCTGCTTTGTAGTTGGCTCCGCGTCTGGCGTTGCATGGCTTGCATGAGGGAACCAAGTTCTCTGGGTCGTTGCTTCCACCTCTGTCCAGTTCAATCAGGTGATCTGCCTCTACCCCTGGGCGTCTTTTGCACCAATGGCACAGGGGTTTGTCTCGAAGCAGTTCCGCCCGGTTCTTTTTATACGCAGCCGTGTCACGTGGCCTGCGTTGTTTGCTAGGCATCGAATAGTCCTGGCTGGTGTTGTGTTGGTTCAGGCCTGAAGTCACCTTTGTCAAAGCCTTTTCGTGTATGACAGTTGTGACATGTCAACACGCATTTGCTCATTTCAACCATTAGTTGCTGTGCTGTTTTGTATCGGCCAATGAGCTTTGCGATAGTCATTGATTTGGTTGATCGGTCAAGGTGGTCAAATGCGAATTCAACATAGTTGTCAATTGTGACTAAATGTTCATTTCCGTTGTTATAGGTCGGATGGTATGCGCATCTACCTCGTCGCAATTTTTCGTTTATAACCAGCAATAGGTCACGGGAATACCATTCGCCGCCTTTGTTTTGTTTAGGGTTTCGATTTGGCATGGGGTACTATCGCTGACGCGCTTCGCTTGTCCTAGCGCCCTCGCGTTGCTCGGTTGCTATCGCATCCACATAGCAGAGGTAGCACACTGGCCCGGCTTCCGTGAGTTGGTCACCGTATTTGGTCGAGAGGTTTGTTTCACCGCAGTCGCGGCAAGTGCCAATTTCAATCACTGTTTCGTAGCTGCATTTGATTTTCATGTTGTCAAGGTTACTTAGGCAGAGTGCCCCCGGGCACCATCCCGACCGTTGTTGAAGCACGGTTCACACTCGCCACGCAATGGATCTGTTTGCATGGGCTGAGCTGCCCTTCTGATGGGCGAACTAGGGATGATGAGTCCTCGAGGATTTGCACCTGCATCAGGTCACGCGGCCTGAACGCACCAATGAGATTGGCGTACTTTAGTTTTTCCAAGCTGTAATTACAGCAGAAGCCTCCTGCTTGCTCAGCTCGTCAAGTTTTACGACCTCACGATTCAGCACTGTGCCAATCTCACGCATTGTTTGACTGCCCGGTGTAAAGCCCCGCGTCTTAGCCAGCACTCGAATCATGCCAATCTGTTTCTCTGACGCTTTGCCAGGGCCAGCCTTCATAGGCACCACGTTTGTCTGTGGTTCGCCTGTGAATGGGTCTGGGATAGGTTCGCCATCGTCATACCGGGCTATTTCCACACGTGGTTGCTCTTGGCGTGCCATAACCTCTTGTTTGGATGCCATTTTGTGGTCAATGCCAAAGCCCATCATGCCCAATGCGCGGCCTAAAGCCGATGTGCTTGCGTTCATCTGCTCAGAATCGCGTGTGTAGGGCGTACGGCCCGGAAATGGCTCCCAGCAGTATGCGATGCACGGCAACTGATCGTCTTTGTCTCGCCACACTGTGCAACGTATCTCGATGTACAGCTTGTCGTTGACCTCACGAAATGTGGGTTGCGACTCTTGCACGCGCAAATCTGGGAACTTGTCTAACGCCATGCGTAGGCGTGTTGGTACGTCAACGTAATTGTCCAGGTTGAAACTCATTTGCTTTTTTCCTCCAATAGCAGCATCAGGTTGAACCATTCATCCACTGGCATGACAGCCATCCACTGTGCAACATCGGTGTGCCCAGGTCGTTTGCAAATGATGACTCCTGTGTAAGCATTGGCGTGTGTCATTTGTGCACGCAACTGCCTGAAGTAGCCAGCCCAGTCGTGGGCTTTACGGTCTTTGACCTCAATGACGACACCGGGCCAGCCTGTGACATCGCCTTTGTCGTCGTGGGTACCTGCTTGGATACGGTCTGCTTTGATTCCGTACTTTCGTAGCCATTTGACTACTGCAAGCTCTGCTGCGTGGCCTTTACGCTTCTGGGGACTGGTCACGGTAAATACCCATGTCTCCTACCACGTGTAGTGGGGCATCGAGCAGCTGATCACGTGCGTCAGCCATGTGCAAACAGTTGAGATAGCCAATTGCGTCAACTAATGAATCCTCGTGCATCTTTTCGTTGTCAAGGCTTTTCATCAGCCGAGCCAATTTGACTGCCACCATAAACATGATGGCCTCCTGCACAGTCAGGTTGTGCTTGAAGTTGGTGAGCACGCCAAAGATACGACGCACCATGGTGTAGTCCGTGAATGGGTGACCGTACTGTTCCATGCGCTCACCGTTTTTGGTAAGTTGCCATGCTCGATACGCGGCATCGCCCGGGTCAATGTTGCTGCTCACTTTTTCCTCTCCGTGGTTTTGACAATGTAGTACACGCATCCCACGATGTATGTGGTGAACACCCCGGCAAAGAAGTAGTCAGCCCAGAACATTGTCGTACGTGCTCCAGTTCTGCCAGCCGTAGTTTGTTGCGATGTGCCATGCCACCCACAAATTGGTCAGTGGGTCAAACAGGTCGATGCAGTCATCGATCATGCCTTTGGTTTGCAGATAGCCACGAGGCCAGTATTTGGTTGGCTGGCACCACGATGGCGTGTGAATCTGCATCAGGCCGAAGCTCTGCCCATTGTCACCGATCGCGTTAGGCAGGCACGCTGACTCAAGCTCTGCGACCTGTAGTGCTAGCCATAGGTCATCAAGCACGAAGCCTGCTCGTAGGGCTGTGTCAGCCCATTCTCGGCAGCCTGGGCCTGTGTATGGGGGCATGGTCGTTACGACGCTCTCAGGGCTTCCTGATGCGTCTGAAGCGGTGTCCAAGCCCACCGTGCCCGAAAGGGGAGCCGTGTACACGGTGGACTCGGACACCAGCCCGATGGTGTCGGTTTGTGGGTCGGACGTAACAGCCAGGGTTACGCCAAATAGCCCGGACAAAGCCAAGGCGATTACTGCTAGGGGATTCATGCGACGCTCGGGTGTTCCGGGTCGATGCGAGGCTGATGGGTCAGTTTTGATGGCTCGCTCCAATCCTCGTCAGCGTTGAATCGGTAACGCAGCTGGGCCTTTACGACCTCGCCTTCAGCGTTCCTGAACACTACCAAGTGGAATTGTTGCGCTGTATCTGCACAAAGCCCGGTGAGGACTTCGTAGGTAATCAGGTTGTGTGTCATGTGTAGGCCCCTCCAGAAGCCTGTTTTGACCTTAGCGGCTCTTTCGTCGCTTGTGTGGGATGCTCAACTTCTCTACTTTTCGTACCATTCCCCACGGTATAAGTAGCACGTTGTCAGCACCCTGATCAGCTGTGCAGGTCTGGATAAGTACGCAGTGACGCTTGTACCGCTTCAGGATGCCCACGGACACGCATACCAGTGGCTGGTCATCAATGTCCCCTAGTTCGTGCCATTCGTTGTTGTCAAGGCTGTGAGCGTCATGCCACGTCACCTGGACAATGGCTCCGTCTAGTCCAGCCATACCACGTACTCCGCCGCTACCCGGCCTTTGTCTGGGTCAACAAAGTGCAACCGTTGGCTTGGTATCCCGGTGGCTGCGACGAACTCTCGAGCGTATTCGTTGTGCGACTCTGGCGAGCCTGTCACAAAGATGCGGCCTCCGTTGCTCATTGTCAAGCTCATTGGCGTATGCCAGTGGCCCATGTAGCAGTCATTGAAATCCTCAATGACTCCACCTGCCCAAGCGTTGACTTTGCGCAGAATGCCGAAGGCTGGCGTGTTACCGCCAAAGCTCTTGATTTCATCGCCATGCACTAACAGCGCTGTGTAATTGCCAATTTTGACAATCTGATACCAAGCGTCTGATGACTGCCAATCCTTGACCAAGTGCCCAACCTTGTTGCGTGCAATCTCATAGGAGATTCGATCTACGTTGTCACCCTTTGGCATTTCGCCGTACCGACCAATGCGACCATGGTTGCCGTATTCGCACACGACGCGCACAGTCTCAAAGTTGCTGGCAAGTGTTGTCACCGTTTTGGCAATCAGCCTGGACACTTCAAACAGCTGTTCGTATAGGTGGCTGTCCACTTCGTACGCCTGACCGGGAAAAATGCCCATGCCTTCCACCATGTCACCGCCAAGCATCAGCACTGCTTCGCGTACCGGGTGATGTTTTCGTTGAATGTCAGTGATGTGTAATGCCTTGTCAATAAAGCGATCTATGCGTTGACCGCATGTTTCCGAGCCATACGACACAGACTTTTTACCAAGCTGCCAATCCGTGCAGTGAATCACTGCGACCTCGGCTTTGCCTTTGCGAGTGTCCTTGGTCGGTGGCTTGACCTTCACTGGTGGCGTACCGAGGCTGGCATCCTTGGCGGCCTGATACACAGCCTGCACCAACTCGTCGTTCTTGACCTTCAGCTTTGCGTACTGCTGCTGAGAACGTTTCAACGCCTCACGCAACTGCTCGAGCGTCTGCTCCTCAGCAATCTCGTTACTTAGAGACATGCTTGCGCCTAAATCGGTACACGACGTTCCAATCGCACTTGAACCCATGTTTGGTAAGCAGCCGAGCTATCGAGTGGTTGCTGTAGTCCAAGTTGTAAATCAGGTCGTACCATTCTTCGCCGTTTGGCTGTGCATCAATCCAAACGCCTAGGTCGTGCAACCTATTTTGTCTTGGTTCTATTTCGTCGCGTAACGCCATTGTCGTGATCCTCCAGGTGGTTGTCAATCTTGTGTTCCACCCTAGTAAGTATCTTGCGGACGTATGCGTGATCGTCAGCATTTTCTTTGCGTGCACGCTCAATAAGTACCGCTGGCAGGACAGCTGCGCAGATGATGGCAATACCGCTAATTAGCGCTACGTAAATCTCTGTCGGCATGCAGGCTCACGAACTGCTGCACTTTCAAGGGTACCTTGTCCCCTGTGTAGTACCTGATGTGCCAAGGCTCTGATTGCAGCTCCCAGCAAAAGCCGTACCAGTCAGCATTAGCGAGCATCCATTTGAGTCGATCACCGCTGGCATCACTAACATCGACAGCCAGCCCAAGGTTGTGCATGGATGTGCCCGGTGTTGCCATTGGTGCCATGCCGGGCTTGAGGTAGTACTTCTGGCCTTTGTACGTGCGCACAGACGTCGTTGGGATGGGTGCTGTGGTGTATCGGGCCATAAAGCCTCGCTCCTGCGTCTCCAGGCTCCTGTACGTGTCTGCAACGCTCGTGGGCTTGAACGGCCTGATGCCCTCAGCGTGTGCAGCTCGACGCATAGCCTCCCACGCCTGAGCCGCCAATGGATGCAGTTGCCCATAGGGCCGAATTGTTTTGAGCAGGTAGGTAGGCAATCGGCCGGGCTGTACGCCTCGAAGGTCAGCAGGTAGGACTACTGGCTTGACCGGGTATTTCACTTGCGTCCGTACCGCGTGTCTTTAGTGTTTGCCCAAGCGTAGATCATTGGCAGAACTGCCGCTAATCCGGCTTTTAGCGCGCTTTCTACGTTGTAGTTGCTTGTGATAAGCACGGCGACGCTTCCAGCGACGAAAGCTTTCAACCAATCTTCGAGCATTGCTTGCCACTTCATTACGCCTCTGTTGGGTAAGGGTTAGCTGCTTTGACTGCTGCTACTGCTTCACGCCATGCGGCTTCTGTTCCGTCACCACGTTGCCACTCAAAAAATAAACCATCTGATTGCGTTTCGTATGCAGTACGCCTATTACTTGCTACTGCTGCAACTTGGTTTTGGTAATCAACTTGTGGCCAAGCTGCGTCTAATTCGGCTTGCGTTGGTTTTGGTGTGTCACTAAACCATTGCAATGACTCATATTCATTGTTGTTTATTGCCCATTGTGTACCAGGGTAGTTGGCTGTTAAGACTGCTGCGTAGTCGATCATGGTTTTACTTCCATTACTGTAATTGTGCTTGCAGAGTTGTACATGGTTAACGAGCCGTTGCGATTTAAGGTTGTGTTATTACTGTCGTTTGTCTGAAATTGTATTTTGTAAGTCGTGGCGCTAGTAGTTGCAGGGCTGTCTAAAAACGCAACAACCACATTGTCAAGGCCGCCTGCTGGAGTATCGCCGTGACCGTACCAGGCTTGAGTTCTACCGCCTGCAGCTGCGCCTAACGCGATAGCCGTAGCGTCGCGCATAAGACGTAGTCCGCGTTGCGTGCCGCCTGCACCACCAAACTGCAAAGACGCTAAAACAAACACTTTGTTGCTGGCACTTGTAGGCGTAATGCTTACGCTCATGCCCGTCACGTCAACGAAAGTATTGCTAGTAGTAATGAAAGTGTCATCTTTAAAAGTGCTGACTACTTGGATTACGCCGCTATTGCCTGCAGCAAAACTAAAATTGGCATTAAGTGACGATGCTGTGAGCACCTGGCCAGCTGTGTACGTTGTTAATGGCATATCGTCATCCTAATACGTTTGTGCCATCAAGTTGACCGTATACCGGGTCATCCAAAATGAGTTGGAACACAACAGTGGTTGGGGCTGTGTAGTAGGTAATTCGATGCCCTGACGCAAAATTGATGTTGCCCTCAATGCCTTCAATGCTCAGCTCTGACGTAATCGTTGACAGCCCGGTGATCTCTTTCGTGATGGTGATGGTGTCTCCGATGTCCACGGTGGCAGCCAACGCGCGCTCAGCGTTGTCCAGCAGGGCAAAGTTGGTGCTGACAGCCGTAAAGCGTGGGGCAGGCTCAGGCTCAAGCAGATAATCAGCCAGGTCATCAATCTCGCCTTGCAAATGCAGCAGGCTGTTGGTGATCGACTGCGACTGAATGAAGTACGTGGCCTGACTGCTCAAGTCCTCAGCCAATGCATTCTTGCCATCAAGCGCCTGCACGTAGGCACGGTTCAGCACACCGTCAGCGTCAAACTCGATTTCCACGTTGTCATACGGTGTGTTGGTGTTGTCATCGGCAAACGTGATAACCGAGCCGCTCAGCGTGGCTCCAATACGCGGCTGGAACGTGAACACGCCAGCCCTGCTCATAAACACGCGGCCCTGTTCAGCCTGGTTGATTTGCGTAATGTAGCCGAGCGTGTTTTGCCCGGCATTGAGCGTGTATGAATTGTCGCTACCCAGATTGACGGTGCCTGGGTCAATAGCCGTGGTGCCTGTGTAATTGACCTCTGGCAGCGCTAGAACTGTCTCAATGCGTTCTCCCGAGGTTTCCGCACTCGGGTTGAACGCAGCCATCTGCGTTTGCGCCAGCAAATAGAAATCGTCCGAGCACTGTACTGCCACCGTGTTGGGGCCAGCCAACGCGAACTCGTAGTTGTAGGCCGTGACGTAGCCGACAAACAGGTATTCCGATGATCGGCTCAGCCTGACTCGACGCATAGGTGCAAGCCCAGGTTTGTCGTTGCTTGGGTCGTAGTAGGGGCTGGCAGTGTCATACGGCCCGAGAATGCCTGTCTCGTCGGTCATGCGGAAGCTCATAGTTCCGGCACCGAACTGATTGTCAATGTTGCGGCGGCCTCGCTTGTAGGCAACCTCGGTCACGTACTCGGTGATGTCTGCGTAACCAGTTTGTGGCCCCAAGCCATAGGTGGTGTTGTTGAGTACGCCTTTGGTTGCGTCATCCAGCCTGAATGAGTTGTAGTCAAAGCCTGTGTCAAGTTCGAGCAGGTAACTACCTGATTGGACAACGCTGGCAGCCATGGTTACGCAATCTGTACGTCGAGTGGGCCGCTGCGACGGTTGTACTGTTTCAACGCGTTCACGATGGTGTCACCGAGGCGCTCGTCGGCAATGGTGCTGTTGACGGTCACGTTGTACACAGCCTGCTTAGGCGCGTATGCCGCGTCCAACATGGCTGGTACTTCGTAGTAGCGGCTCTTGGGGTCATACACCGAAGGGTCAAACGGTTGTACGGTCATTTGACCGCCACCGCCACCGCGACTGCCACCGCCACCGCCACCCGATGGGGCAGGCAACGTCACCGGGGCAATAGTTGGAATCACTGGTACAGCAAGCCGACGTGACAAGACATCGCCACTTTCCAAATTGGTTGGACTACTGCTTGCAATTGGATACGGCGCGCCAAATGGCTGTTCGCTCAAACGTGGCAATTTGACGTTTGGAATCAATGGCACGTCAATAGGGCTAATGACATTGAATGCTTTATTGATGTAGTTGACAGCTTGTACTGCAGAATTGGCTAGCAACTCAAATCCTGCAATGCCCAGGTTTATGAATTGAGCAACTCGGCCCGACAAATCTTTGAACACTGCACCGCCATCCATGCCTAAGCCCTGAATGGTGACACCAAGCGATGCCACCACGGCAGCAAATAAACTTAGGCGACTGCCAAGGCTGGCATACGACAAATTGAGTCCATAGTTGCTTGCGTCCAAGGCTTTCGTTGTCAACTCAACTACTGCCAATGTGGCTGCATACACGCGCATAATGCCGTTGATTGTCAACACGCTGGCAGCAAGACTGCCAATGACAAGAATTAGTTTTACAATAACGTCGCTGTTGTTTTGTGCTAGTTCAGCAAGTTTCTGGATAC